CGAGGATCTGCGGAAGGTTGTTGATGCTGTTGAAGGTGACACCACCCTCAGGATTCGCAACGTCACCATCAGCTATGCCGAGGTGATTAAGCGGGCTAAAGAACTCCAGGATTTGGATAATCCTGCGGAGATGGCCCACCGCATGAATGCCTTGGCCCTGGAGGCTGGCTATCGGGATGCAGGTGCTTTGGAACGGCTGTTGATTAGCCAGATCCAGTATGAGCAGCGCGATGATGATATGGAAATCGGTCAATTGCTGGAGAAGGACTTGAGTTTGGAGTACCTAATCCCAGATTTGATGCCGAGTCCTGGTGTTGTGATGATTCACGGGGCTGGTGGTGACGGTAAATCCATGACTGCCTTGACCATTGCAAAACATGTTGCTCGTGGTCTGCCTTTTTCCATTCGTGGTGATCTTGTCCCTATTAAACAGGGCAAGGTTTTGATTCTGAATGGGGACCAGTCTGAGGTTCAGGTCAAACAGCAAATGCAGGATCTTGACCTCACCTCTGCTGATCCAATCCGAGTTGTCATGGGTTGGGATCTCAACTGGTATCTCCGGTTTGTCAAGTTGATCCAGAAGCACAAACCGGCTTTGGTGATCATCGACTCGATTACGGGGTGCTCTAGGGGTTCGGCTTTTGATGAGAACCGCAAGGAGTTTGCTGGGCCCATCTACTGGCTGGCAAACAACAATGGGCGCCTCTTCCCGGCCTGCACCATCCTTCTGGTCCACCACAGCAACAAATCCGGTGGGTTCAGGGGTACGACGGCCATCAGGGACGCCGTAGACGAGGTCTGGAGCCTCAGGAAGCCCTCTGAAAAGGAAGCTGAGGAGCTGGGGTTCTCCACCCGCGTTATTCGCATCGAGAAGAGCCGTACAGGGCGTGGTGGGGCCAAACTCCTGCTGAAGATGCTCGAAGACCTCACCTTTGAGCTGAAGGACTACGTGGAGATGACGGTGGAGAGCGCTACGCCTGCCTCCATCGTTGATCGAGTGCTCACCAGGCTGCGGGTTAGTCAGTCGGGCCGTACTCAGTCCGAGTTACACAGCGATCCACAGTGCGGGGGCAGTGTGGTGGCCATCAGGAAGGCTCTCCAGCGCCTTACGGCTAGGGGTCTTGTACAGGTTGTGGCTGAACCACACCCTGAGAAGAAGGGCACCACGGTCAATCGGTACTTTGCTGTGCTCTCGCGTGATATGTGTAGTAGTAAGTGTCCCACCACTCCAAAACCCAGTGTGGAACAGGAAATAGTGGTGGGACAGGGGGTAGGCGTGTCCCACCACTCTGAGGATGATCTGGAGGCCTTTGCGTCACCTGCCACATCCAGGACTGTGGAACTGCCAAAAGTGGTGGGACACAAAAAAGGCTGTCCCACCACACTTCCCAGTGCTGATGCGGGTTCTGAGTGCTGGGACACAAATTCTGTAACCCCCCAAGAGGAAAAACGCTCCAGAGCTGAGATAGATGCCCTCATCAAACAAGCGGAGGCCTTTTGGTCATGAGCCCCGATGAACAAAAACGTTTTGCCAAGTGGGTAAAGCGCATCAGCGATTATCGGCTTGTACGGACGCCTGAAGGACTGAAGGTTGTTGGAGAAGGCATCGACGATCTCAGTGAGGAGGAACTTGATGCTGTGTACGCAAAACCGTGCAAGTACAGGAGGGCGGCTCGTGCCTCTCGCCTCTAACTTTTTCCTGGGGCTGCTCCGTGTAGCCGCCTGGCTACTTCGGAGAGAACCCGTGGCTACGTTGAAACCAAAACGCCCTGGTGAGCCCAGCAGGATCCCCACGCTGGGCTTTACCACTGGTCCCACGCCAGATGGCATCCATTCGGTGGTGCGGCTTGCCTGGTTCAAAAAAGGGCGGGCTATTGAGGTGGATGAGTTCCAGATCGAAGAGTGCCCGGATGCCGAGCAGATCTTCCACTACACCGTGGGGCAAGCCCTGCGGCGTGGTGCGGATGTCTGCGTGCTCACCACCTACGAGCCCGAGGAGCTGGGAGTCCCAACCGATGGATAGCCCTGCGAGTGTGTACTTTTGTAACTGGCCTACTTGCCCCTCGGGTCATTCTGTGTAACACTACTTGTGAGGGGCGAGAGCTTCTCACCTTTTCTCTGTACTACACCATGACTGAAGTTCCAAACGAAAAGCTAAGCCCGTGGTATTTCACGGTCCGCTATGCGTCCCTAGTGATCCAGCAGCGTATTGCTGAAAATGCTGTGCATGGCTTGAATAGCGCCTACGACCAACACAACCTCAACCAACTGACTGACATGGAACAGTTTTTCAAGATGTCGTGGGACACTTGGATGGACGACCTTGCAGCAACCATTTGCCAAGAGGTCAAATGAACCCCGATGTGCTGGAGATCTACGACATTAGTTTTAGCCATGACAACATTTGTACTGTTGAGGCCATTGTTGAAGACGCTGCAATCGCAGAGCGGCAGACTATGGACGACCCAGAAGAGTATTGCCCTGCTTTGTGCAGAGGCTCCTTCTACTTTTCTGAAGAGGACGTGATCCCTGCGACCGATGCTGGACTCAAACGACTGCTTGCCGAAAAAATCGACAACTGGGAGCTGGTGGACACGTCGGGTTGGAGCGAGTAGCGCCAGGGATCTGCGCAATGATGAGGACTACGATGACTGGTTCTACGGCACTGAGCCGATCCCCTCAGACACCAGCTGGGTCAAACCTAAAAATCTGTCCCAGCTGCTCCACCACATGATCGCCAAGTTTGAAATGGCTGATACTGTGGATAGTCAGAAGCTGGCACGCTTGGCAATTTCCGAGATTCTCAAGCTACCCAATTCTGTTGTACAAGATCTAAAGAACCAATTCGATGACGCAAAGCACTAATCAGCCCTTTTTTAAGTCTTACCTTCTCGGTAAAACTCTTTCACTGGAAGATATTAAAGAGTTGTCAGATGTGGATCTGGAAACTCTCAATATCGAGACGCTTTCGGCGCTTAGTGATGCTCGCCATGACTATTCTCAGATGGATAATCGAAAATCTTCCGAGTCAGGGCAGATTTTTCATCGTATGAAAGTGGCCAGCTACTTCCAGGCTGCCATCCTCGTGGAGAAGAACAGCATGTAACTCTTCTCTTGTACACTCCACCCGTTCACAACTCAACCATGATTACTCTTCTTTCTGATCGTGAAGCTCATCAACTGGCTTCCTATGTGACCGAGATCACGACTGCTCTGGATAACATCACCCACATCATCGGTGGTGCCCAGACTATTCAACTGGAAACTCCAGCTCCAGTTAAGTCAGTGCTGTCTCAAGCTGACAAGCCGCAGTCTCAAACCAAGTCTCGTAAGTCTCGCCGCAAGGCGAGGGCTTCGTTGACTGAGAAGAAGGTGCTGGAGATCAAGCGGCGGCTTGCTGCTGGTGAGAAGGCTGGTGCCATTTCGCAGCTGTACAAAGTGCATGTGACCACCATCAATGCAATTAAATACGGCAAGACTTGGGGTCATGTTCAACTCCAGCAGACGGAAGCATGATTCTCTGTGATGCAGAGATCCGGGCCCTGTGTGAGCAGGGCCTTGTGACTCCTTACGATCCAGACCTAGTGAATCCAGCAAGTCTCGATGTGAGACTGGGCTGTGAGCTGATGGTAGAAATGGCCGAGTGGTCTACCATGACGCCAATCGACATTGGTGGACATACGCAAGCAGAACCTTTTTATTTGCAGCCCCACGAGTTTGTGTTGGCTTGTACTGAGGAAACGTTCTTTTTGCCTAACAACATTGCTGGGCAGTTTGCGTTAAAAAGTTCCAGGGCTCGATCAGGTATTGAGCATCTGATGGCCGGGTATTGTGATCCAGGCTGGAGTGGATCGAAGCTTACGTTGGAGCTGCAAAATGCACGTTCTATGCACCCTGTTGCTATTTGGCCTGGGATGCGTATTGGGCAGATTGTATTCCATCGTATGTCGCAAACTCCAGTGCGTGATTATTCAATTACTGGCCACTACAACAACGACAAAACAGTAACTGCTTCCAAATTATGAGTGATGCTGTTAACTCCCCATCCCACTATGCCAAGGATAGAAAATTTGAAGTTATCGACAAAATTGAGGATGCCGTTCGTTTTGCGCCTGATCCTATCTTGGGCGGGCTCCAGTGGCAAATCCTCAAATACGTCGAAAGATGCTGGGTGAAAAAAGATCCGGTTGAAGATCTACAAAAAGCTCGCTGGTATTTGAATCGTTTAATTACCAAACTTGAAGAACAACAAAGTGACTAAATGCGAGCAGTGTGGGATGCAAGATTGGACCGTAAAGGACACGCGGATGACAGTCAGAGGAGAACGGAGGCGACGGCTCCAGTGCAATGTGTGCTCACATCGCTGGACCGTGTTTACCAAGGAAAATGAGGGGCGTCCTTATCGGTCCAAATGGGATACGCAAGCTGGGCGGAGTGATGCGTGGCGTCGTCTTTCGCGTGAAGATGCTCGCACAATCATCCAATCCGAGCTACCCCAACGCAACCTCGCAGCGATCTACGGCATTACGCGCCAGGCTATATCGCTAATCCAGACCGGACGTATGTACAAGGACGTCTACTGGGAACTGCACCCGCCTCGCGTGGGCAAAATGCTGTACTGCCGGGAGTGCCAGAACTGGAACAAGGACCAGTGTGGCTTTGAGTTTCCGGAGGCTGGAGACGACTTTGCTACAGAGTGTGTCCTGTTTGAGGCCCGGTAGCCAGGAGATGTAGTACAGTAGTCCGGTAAGCCCACACAGAGGCACACACCCCCAAAATTCCATGTCAGATCATCTGAAATTTTTCTCGACTCATTTTCCCTATCGCGTTCGCACTTACTCCAGGCTGGAACTAATACGAAAAGAGCTTGTTGCTATTGCTAAGCATGAAGAAGCTGCTGAGATTTATGACTACGATCCGCATTTGATCAGTGCTGTTGAGGAAGCGCTGGCTGCTCTGAACGAGTATCTGGATTACGATCCAACGCCTCAGTATGCGGAAGAGTCTGGCATCACTATGGCTGAAATGCATAGTGGCGCATGGCAACAACACCAAGCACTACACTCCTGAACAATGAATTATTTATTTGGCATAGAGCACATCGGCTCTATGCAAAATGCTGCGACAGTGGCATTTGACTGTGAAACCACCGGTCTTCAGCCAGTTGCTGGAGGAATGCGGCTGCTCCAGTTCGGAGCACTGGATCGGCTACCGGTTGTTATTGACTGCTGGGAGCTGGAAGATAATGGCTGGGATGCGCTCCAGTCGCTCTTTAATCAGGAGCGGTTTTGGCTGGCGCACAATGCTGTATTTGATCTTGGATGGCTCCAGGAACATGGAATTTATCCACAAGGCAAGGTTTTGTGCACCATGTTGGCGAGTCGCATTTTGACTAATGGAATGCCAAACGTCAAAAATAGCTTGGAGCAAGTAGTTAAGCGGTATTTGTCGCTGACTATTTCTAAAGAACAGCAGCGAAGTGATTGGTCTGGTGATTTAACTCCAGAGCAGCTGGAATATGCGGCTAAGGATGTTGATTTGCTGGTGCAGCTGGATGGACCAATAAACCAGCGCATGGCGTCAGCGTGTTTGCATAAAGCTTGGTTTTTAGAGTGTGCAGCTCTACACTCGATGGCACAGCTTTGGCGGACTGGGTTGCCGTTCAACAAAGTTGATTTGGACAAACTAATTGACGATCTAGACGATGATCACTTTGAGGCGGGAGAAACTTTTATCACTAATTTTGATGCTGCTTTACCTGATGATCACAAGTTACCCAGAGCCCCTGAACATGGCATTATCTTATATAAAAAAGAAGATGCTGACCGCGCTGGAACAAAAGAGTTTTTCAATCTAAATAGTCCTGCTCAACTGCTTAAAAAGTTCACTGCTTTGCTTGAAGAAGCACCAGTCAATCAGAAGACTGGTAAGCCTAGCGCCAGCAAATTAGCGTTGGAAGAGTATGCGGGAGATCATCCTGTTATTGCTGAGTATTTGAGGTGGAAGAGACTGGAAAAGCGGAGGCAGATGGCTGAAACTTTGATGAAAAATATAGATAAGGATGGGTTTATTAGGGCTAGTTATTTGCAACTTGGTGCTGATACGGGGCGTATGTCGTGCATGAGCCCCAACCTCCAGCAAATACCGAGAGATTCAAGGTTTCGGGCATGTGTGCAGGCACCTAAGGGATTCAAACTGGTGGTTGCGGATTATGCGCAGATGGAGTTGAGGCTGGCAGCAGCTGAGGCGAATGATGCGCTGATGATCGAAGCGTTCCAGCAGGGGACGGACTTGCACACACTTACCGCGATGCAGATTTATGGGGTTGATAAGGAAAATGTCACAAAAGATCAGCGACAAATTGCTAAGTCAGCCAACTTCGGTTTGCTGTATGGAAGCGGCGCAAAGGGGTTGCGTAATTATGCGGCGGCCATGGGGATCCAGATGGATTTGGATGAAGCGGCAGAAATTCGGCAAAAATTTCACGCTGCTTACAAGGGCATCAGCAAGTGGCAGCGGGATAATGCTGCAGCGGCTAATGCAACTTCGGGCCTTGCCCCTATCTTCATTCGTCACTCCGGGTTCCGGCGGTTTCTTCCGGGCGAACACAACAAACTCACCACGCGCTGCAACACTCCGATCCAGGGTGCTGGCGCAGCGGTTCTCAAGCGGACGCTCGGCAAACTGTGGCCACTGCTCCAGGCAGACGGTGAAGAGATCGTGCGCCTAGCTGGCGTGATTCACGATGAAGTGATCCTCTTGGTGCGAGAGGATCATGCTGAAATTTGGGCGCTCCAGCTGGCCAACGTCATGGAAGATGCTGAAGCAGAATGGCTTGGAGATGTTCCACCACTAGCCGAGGCAAAAGTAGGAAACTCATGGAACGAGGCCAAATGAGGTATTACCAGGTGCTACTGCGTCCCAAGCAGGGCGCCATCCACACTCATACCGTGGAGGCTGATAGTTCGTACATGGCTATGCAAGCAGCACTAGCCTGTTTTCCAAAAGCAACCATCATCAAAATCACTCAAGTCTCAGGTTGAGAATAGTGAGTCCAGGCCGCACGGGTAGGCAGATTGTTTTGGACTGGCTGTATGCGGAGATTCGGCAGGCTCGTACTGCTGATCTCCAGCGTATGGCCGGTTTTTTGGCGTGGGCCAGGGAAATTAGGAAAGGTTGTACGGATAATCGCCGTACAAGTCGAAAGTCCCAGCTCAGTGCGTGGCGGAAAAAAGTGGATGAGGACGTGCGCTGGGACTGATACTGTGGTACACGGTGCTATTGTGTAGCAGACTAGACTGCAGGGTGATGCCTCTTAAGCACGGACAGAAGTTTTATTGCCAGTTGCTGTTGGATAAGCACCGCTATCAGCTTGTGGAAAAGATGGCTGAGCAGCAAGGCAAACGGGTGACGGCTCTGTTGCGGGATATGGTTTATGCAGCCCTGCAGGTGGCGTTTCCGACGTCTGAGTACAAGAGCGCTGAGGAAGCGGATCATGAAGCCTGGGCGGATTCAGTAAAAAGGCGGGTAGAAGGAAGGATGCGCACCAAGCAGTCCTCGGGTGTCTCAGAGTTGGACGCATGATTCTTAGTCGCAGATCGTAATAGTCTGCTCCAGCAGGCCCGGATCTGCTACTGTTGCACAGTAGTCACACGGATTTGACTGGTGGAGCGGTACATCATTGTTTGTGAGGATCGGTATGTGGCGGCGTACCAGCCGGATACGCGGATCGTCAGCCTCACGGGGATACAAGATGATGCTGGATCTTGGTTGACGTATGAGCGGGTGGTCGAGGCAGCCCTAGCTGTTGCGCAGTGGAGTGGGTCTCCAGTTGCGATCCATGCAGTTGAAGAACCAGACTACCCGAAAAGCTGGTTGAAAGTATGAAACAAGAGTATTTTGAGCTTCAGATCTGGTTGCCAGGTCGAGGACCATTGCGAGATGTGTTTAAGGCTGAGACGCTGGTGGATGCTGTGGCACTGGCTGAACTTCGTTACAGAGGGTGCCTAGTCATCGTGCCACCGCCAGCAGTGTCTCTAAAGTTGATCCGGTCTAGGCACCACACCAACCCCATTCCCCAGAAAAATCGTTCTAATCGCAATGTCTGAGCTTAAAAATTGGCAGCTTGTTGTGCGTGAAGATGACAAGCAGGAGTTTTTGGAGTGGTTGTATCTGCTGGATAAACGGGATGATAAGTTCCATCCGCTCCATTCGAGCTATACCGGGTTGGCGCAGAAGTACAAGGGGATTTTTGCGGTTTAGGCCGAGTCGCGGTCCATGCCAAATTGGTCGGATAGGTTGCCAACTGCTTCCCGAATAGCCCAGGCAGATTTGGCGCGTTCCATGTGATGGAGCGTGTTTAACAATAGAGCGGCTTCGAGGAGGCCGTTCCAGTCGCCAGCAGCATGGCGGGCTTTGAGCATGTCGGCGGTGGTGCGTTCACTTAGCCTGGCTTCAAGGCTTTGGGTGATCAAATTCACTTAGGTCGAATGCGTAGGAACCAGCCGGATTCTGCTCCATCCACAAGCCAACGGGGCAGCCAGTTCTTTCGAGAATACGCAATTCCAGCGCCACCTTTGTTGCTGATGTAACCACCTGCAACAAGATCAGCTTCTCCGTTGGGGTCGTTCAAAATGAAGTGGCTGGGGTTGTAGCCAATGATGACGCTCCAGTGCCCGCCGCCACTGGGATTGCTGATGGGGCCTCGATGGAGCCAGCCAACTGGAGTTGGGTAGCCCATGTTGATTTCAGATTCCAAACTAGCAGCAGTTCCATCCTGAATAAATGTGGCAATTAGACCCAACTCTTTTAGTGCTGCTACTTGAGCATGAACGTCGGTGGAGTCACCATATTTTTTGCGCACAAGGTTATAGCTGTCGTCGTTGCCAATCTTGCCCCAGTAGCGAGCAGCCATGGCACAGCTGGAGCTAAAGCACTCCCGATAGCCGGTGCCAGATTTATTGTCGAGCTGGTATTCGTAAGGGACTTTTAGAAGGTGTTCTTTGGGATGAACAGCCGGAGAGCTGTGGGAGTCCATTACCGCAATTAGTTTTTTGGGGTATTCGGGATCTGTGGCATAGCCTTCATGTTTGAGCCACTCGGCAGCTTTATTACGGTTTGCAGCGTTGTTGCAGCCTTTCCAGTTTTTGTAGTCCTTGTACCAGCGTGTTACGAGATAACAAACAGCGGTTTGTATATCGGGAAAGTCAAGAAAGCTATCGCGGATTGTGATCCAGTTGCCGTTGATGAACTCTTGAGTAGTGGT